AAGGGGGTTATTATTAATAAAAGTAATATTATGAATAAAGATAAAGATATTAATAAAGCAAACAATGATAATAACACCTATTTAGAAAAGATCGTTAAGGCATCGCCTAAAACAGTTGCTAAGAATAAGATTAAGCCTAAAAAGAAAAAAAAGAAGCCGGATACTGAAACCGGTAAAAAAAAACTAACACTCAAGCAAAAACGCTTTATAGATAATTATATTATTAGTGGAAATGCAACGGACGCAGCCATTAAAGCAGGGTATTCAAAGAAAACAGCGGCACAATGCGGCGCGGACAATCTTAGAAAATTATATATTAAACAAGCAATCGATGAACAACTCAAAAAAATAGAAGATAAGAAGATAGCAACAGCAGATGAGGTATTGAAATTTATTACTTCAGTTGTTCGCGGCGAGGTCAAAGATCCTATTGTTGTAACAGAAGGCAGAGGTGACGGATACAGTCTAGCAAGAATAATCAACAAGCCCGCAGGTCTTAAAGAACGATTATCTGCGGCCAAACAACTGATGAGGCGTTACGGTCTGTTCACTGACAAGGTTGAGATTAAAGACACGACCGAAAGAATCAATCCTCAGCACGAAGAAATCCTTAACGCTATTCGCGGTCGCAAAGTTGAAGGTTTTAACGATGAGTAAGAAACTGATTATTAACGACCGTTTTCTCGATGCCATGACGATTGCTTTATCACCTAAAACCCGATTGTTGGTGGGCGAGGGTACAATACGTTCAGGCAAAACAGTCGATTTTAAAAATGCTTTTTTTGAAACTGTACAAGACAGCACGGAAACACTGCATTTGCTTGCCGCCCAAGACCTGGATGCAATTAACGATAATATTTTAACCGGACCGGACGGACTACTAGAGTTATATCCGGAATATCTAAAAATCACTAAAGACGAAATTGGTGGATACTACGTTTCATGCAAATGTGATGTGCCAAATCGTCCAAAAGAAAAGAAAATCCTTTTGGCTGGAACAACGAATGCCAGCAAATGGAAAAAAATATTAGGTAAAACATTCGGCGTCATTATGGTCGATGAAGCAAACACGGCTGATAAGCAATTTATCGATGAATGTTTTGCAAGACAAGTCAGTGCCGAAAAGCCTTTAATGCTTTGGACTTTAAATGGCGATGTGCCTACGCACTGGATTTATGAATATATCAATCGTTGTAAAATCATCGGTGAAGCGCCTGCATCAATCAGAGCTGATATGGACAAAGTGGCTAAAGAAACCGGTTGGTTTTATATGCATTTCACAATGAAGCATAATCCAATCATGACACCAGAGAAGATTGAAGCAGCATCGCGTATATATCCAATTGGCAGTTATTACTACACGATTAAAATCCTCGGCGAACGCGGCGCACCCGGTAAGCTTATTTATCTTGATTATATGAGCGAAGAATTGCTTAAACCGTTCGACCAAAAAGAATGGCATCGCTACGGAATTGGAGTCGATATTGGTTCTAAGCGAGCCAAGAACACATTTGTGTTAAAAGGCTACCGGCATAATTTTACAGAAAACATCGTTGTCGATGCAATGGAGTTTCAAGGCTTGGGCTACAAAGAAAAGAAAGAAAAGCTCATTGCATTTTGCCAAAGCTACGCGCACTTACCGATTGAGTATATCGCCATTGATAGTGCTGAAGCAAATTTTATCCGAGATATTCAAGGTGACTTTAAGCGGTTAGGTCTTCCGCCGGTCATTGAGTCCTATAAAGCTACGATCAAAGAAAGAATCGATATGGAAATAGTTTTGTTCGCAACCAAGCGGGCATTTTTTAATTCTCAAAAACAAGGCGCAATGAGGGTTTATTCAGCATACAAAATCGCCAAATGGACTGAAGGCAAGGAAGGACAAGAACGCGAGGACAATAACGAATGGCTAAATGACCTAATGGATGGAAACGAATACGCAGACACAAGACACATGATAAAACTCATGAAAGCAACGAAATGAGGTGAGTTGATATATGGGAATTAAAAGTTGGTTAACAAACCGCAGATTAAAACGATTGGAGGGTGATTTGCAAATGCTTGAAGATAGACGAAAAAACAAAATTAAATTCAATCCTCGATATGCGCTAGGTATCATCGACACAGAAACAGAGGAAAATTATACTAAGCGGCTCGAAGAATATCGCGTGTGGTTCACCGGATCATCAAAATTATTGAGAGACTTATATAACAACAAAAAAGCTGATGGCAATTTGAATTATTTTTGGCGCAAAGCACCTAACAATTATCGCATGATCCATTCGGGCATACCTGGTTTAATCTCAACTAAAATGGCGACCATTCTTTTTGGTAGCGGCATCAATATTAAAATCGAAGTATTTGACGATGCAGGAAAACCTGATGATAAACTAACCGCGCAAGCACAAGAATTAAGCGACAATTTAGTCGGCATCGTTGACTTATATGAAAAGATTGAGAACGCGACACAGAATGCATCTTGGAGTGGTCATGTATATTTCAAACTATCACACAAAGTCAAATTGTTAGATTATCCGATTTTAGAATCTGTTGATGCTACCAAAGCCGAAGCGATTAAAGAACGCGGCATCACGAAAGCGATTGTATTTAAGTATTGGTATCAACACAATAAAAACGAATATCGCTTAGATGAGATTTACACCACCGTACAAGATGAAAACAGCCCTTATTTTGGGGATGCAGTAATCTATAATAGGTTATACAAACTAAAACCAGATGGCAAAGAGGAAGAAGTCGACCTTGCCGAAATTCCAGATACCGAAAACGATTTGCCAGAGTTTATTTATAAAGGCTTAAGGGGAATGATCGCTTTTGATTTGCCGAACAAGACACCAAGCCACGAATTTATTGACTCGGACTATGGTGCAAGTGATTATGAGGGCGCACTTGATTCGTTTGATGCGCTCGATGAAGCATACTCAGAATTAATTAGAGAATTGCGTTCAAATAAGACAATTCGGTATATTCCATCAAACATGGTGCCAAAAGTTACCTACCAAAACAAAGATGGTTCGTATTATCAGGTTTCCATGCTTCCGGATGAATTCATCGATAACTACGTGCAAACCGAAGGCGACCAAGACCAAAACACAAAAAACGAAATAAACATTACCGAAATTGCGGACAAGACAGAGCAACACTTAATTAAATGGCGCACTGCATTATCAATGGCTATTAATAAAGCCGAAGTCAGTCCGTTTGCACTTGGCATCACAGGATTAGAAAGCATTAATTCTTCCGCCGAATCGCAACAAGAACGGAACAAAACAACACTTGAAATGCGTGAAAAGAAACACCGCATTTGGAAAGCTACCTTAGAAAAAATCTGGATGAAAGTATTGGAAATGAATTCTTGGATGCAAAAGAATACGACAGCAAAACAAGACGGATTTGCTAAAGTTGACTTAAATTTTGCGAATACCAATGTAATTGTTTCGTTTAATCCATATCTAATCCCTAATCAAAAAGACAAAATCGATACATGGGCTGCGGCAAGAAGCGCAAGTCTTTCTTCAATCTACAATGGCGTTAAAGAAATCCACCCAGATTGGTCGGAAACACAAATCATGGATGAAGTTAACCTCATTCGATTTGAGCAAGGCATGAGCTTCGATAACCCAAACAATTTACCAGAATTAACGGGCATTGAAACAGAAGCCGAAAACGATAACGAAGCAGAAAAAACCAAAGATAACGACTCAACAGAAAACGTAGAGGATGACAATGCAACAAGCTAATCGCCCAAGAACGCTATCGGCACCTAGCCCGAACGTATCAGCTAATATGCTTTTGGCGATGCAAAGCGCAACAACAAAAATTAAAGAGTTAATTACGCAAAATATCGTTAACGGAGGTGGTCAAGATGACTTAACGAAAGAATTAAATAAAGTGATTGCTGAAGCGTGTGCTAAAATTAGCGACAAAGCAATGCGCGAAGAAGTGCGCAAAGCCTTTGTAACTAGCGCTAGAAAATGGTTTTATGAAATCTCGCAAACCATCAAAATTGTAAACCATAATTTACGAAACGAAGTTCGAAAGACTTTGCCAGCAAACACGCTATATGCTCTTGACTTAAACGCAATCTTTAACAACTCGCCAAAGCAAA